CCGCCACTAACACCACCTCCGCCACTAACACCTGATGTTGCTGGTGGTTGTTTTGCTGCAGGAGTAACTGAAGTAGACTGTCTAGCCAGTTGTTCTAATTTACCAGCTTCAGAAGCAGCAAATTTTTGAGTAGCACTTGGAGACGCTATGAATTTTGTATATCTTTCGGCAAGAAGCTGTGCCTGTGTTCTTGGTTTAACATAAGCAGCATAATATGGTGTAGTAGAAGTACCCCAAAGTTGTCCACTCTCATCAAACTTCAAATCATTCCATAAGTTTTTTAAATATTTTTTTATAAACATTTTTATCCCTCCTATTAAAATTTATTTTACCCTCATATACTGTCCGTGGACTCTGAATCCCTGAATTGAAAAATCCTGATTCGCATAAATATTCTGAAATCTTATTTTAATTAGTTCTCCAAGATACCCTAATTTTATCCTTACTTTCTGGCTTGATGCTAAATTTGACACAGTTGAACCTGAACCAAATGTAAATCTGCTAAAAAGCGATTTTCCGAATAATGGGTGCTGTATTGATGAGGAAACATTAGTTTTTGTAAAACTGTAAGAATTTATAGTCAGTCCTTTCTGAACATATACGACAACAGTAAAATTCCAGGAAGCAGATGCCTTGATATTTATATCTAACAGTTTAAACCATTTCAAGGAATCGAAAATTTCTGCGTCGTAATATTTTGAGTCAAAATAAGCTTGGATTTCGCTTCCATCAAAATATTGATATTTATCGTCTATCTCGTAAACGTAACCATTATCTCCCCCATAGATCAGTTTATTTCTAAATACAGCAAAACAATTAGCAGTAAAGTCCCTAATCTTTGTCCATGCAGGAAGCCATCCGTCTTTAGTCTGTACTGCCCTGAAATCTAAGACATGAATTTCAGAATTTGAAGTTCTTCCTTCTCCAGGGCAGGCTAGGTAGTATTTATGGTTAAATACTCTGCCTGACGAGTTATGAAGATAATATTTATTAAACTTGTCAAAATCAGGCTCTATCTTATTTGACAGAGACAACGTATCTACAACTATAGTTGATAAGAGCCTATTTCTTTGCAAGCTGTAAAGCCCATCATCATCAAGACACAGGACTTCAGATACGCTGTAATCAATAGTGTCGTATGCAATACCGCCTACTGCATTATTTGCAATCTTTATTTGCCAGTCGCCAGTTTCAGGGTCTGGATTTGTACCTGATAACTGATAGGTTTTATGTCCCACATAATAAGTACCGCCGCTGTCGGTAACCTTTTTTGCCTTATAAAAGAACATATCCCCTTCATAGATGGCAGCCCCCATGAGTATTCCGCCGTCATCAGCTCCAACAGTCCTATAAGAAGTGCCCTTAGAAAGTTCTGGCTTATATAGTTCACTGTAATAAAAATCTGAACTATCAGGCAGTATATATAAAATTCTCTCGTCTTTTTCTATTATAAACTTGCTTTTTGGAGGAGGAGTGTTATTTGTCGGTACTGTCTTCCAAGAAAGCAAATCGTCAACATCATTATCAGTATAGACGACAGTAGTGTTATCATTTATAGTATGGAGTTCATAATATACCGTACCACCTGCTTTTGTACGGTAAAGTTTTCTCTGTGTGCAACCTGTACCGCCTAATGGGATAGCAGTTAAATCTACTTTTTGTGCCGATGGCGCTACTACAGATGAAGCAGGCCCAACGTTAGATTCCGAGCCACTATAGATAAATGATACCCGATAGTAGTAATTGCCTGTCAGGTTTCCTGCTGCCCCTACTGCCAGCGTCGGTGCAGTAGTAGGATCAGTCAGTCCCATATTTCTAACTGCCGAAAAGTCATAAATCTGGTTAGCGTCAACTCCATTTACCATGATGACATTATCAGCATAGGTATAACACGACCATTTCTTGTTAGCAGTAAGTCCAGTTTTTAGGCTTGAAAACGTAACTCCGCCGTCAGTTGAAACGTATATTCCACTGCCACAAAATGCAAGTAAGTGAGATGTCCCATCGCTTTTAATTGCCTCGTATAGATTGCTTACAGAGTTATCTATATAAACATAAAAACATAAATCGTAAGCTGATTCATAATCCCAATCCCATTCAACTGTATAATAAGAATAATTTCCTGAATGCTCACCAATATAATCATAAGTAGCTAAAATATAATTATTTATGTCCCCACCAGAATATTCAAGGGTTACAACATATTTTGTACCATTTACTAAAGTTATCTTATTGACACCAGTAAAATTAAAAGCAATGAGTTGATAATTTGTATTACTTATAAAGGAAACATCAACACCATCAGAAACAGCTAAAGCTACACCAGTGGGTTTACTTGATGTCCCATAAGTTCCACTATGAGCATAAATCTTAGCATAAGCATAACCTGTGGGTGAACCTAATTTGCTAAGATAAAATACAACACTGGCTAATGGTGCTACACCATCGCCAGTGATAGATTGTCCAACCGCAGTTTTTCCACCAGAATATATACTCCTCGTATTAGTACCATAGATTTCACTATAACTATCTACAATCCCGATTGCGATTGCGTTTAACTTTGCAGAGCCTGCAACTTTCTTCAGTGCCCCTCTTTCTTCAAAGTCAAAATTTTCAATATCAAGTGCTTCGATATCGGCGATGAGAGTATTGCTGTCCTTAGTGTTTCGACCCCCGCCAAGATTAGGAACATCTATAACAAATCGGTTTTTATTTGTAATTGTAGGCATAATTTATCCTTACATCTGAAATCCTAAATCTTTTGGTAATAATAATCCTTTGGGTGCCCATAATTTATTATGTTTTTCCCACATATCTTTCATAAATATCCAAGGTTGTCCACCTGAAAAGCCACCTGCAAATTGATAAGCAGTTATATTTTTAACTTGTAATACTTCTGCTGCTGTTAAATTTGTATTCCAAAATATAACTTCATCAATCAGTCCATCAAAATAATTTTCTGCTCCCCCAAACTCTCTTGCACCAATTCTGAAAGCAGTGGCAGTATTAACGACAGGCCCAATTGCATTAGTTATTTCAGCCCTGTCCGATGCTCCATTTAGATACAGGTTAATTTTAGATGTGCCAGCTCCTATATATTGATAAGTAACTGCAACGTGATACCAAGTTGCCGTACCCAAAGCTGTTGTGGCAGTAGATTCAGTGTAGGCTTGAGCTGCGTTGAAAACTAGAACATATATTTTATTAGCTGCATCTATTATAAGGGCATACTGTCTTGCTCCTGCTACATCTTTACCTACAATAACTCTGTTTATATTGGCACTTTCAGGATTTACCCACGCAGCTATTGAAAAACTACCAGCAGGGTCAAGCCCTACCTGTGAGGCATCAGCTATTTCAAGCCATTCGGTATCATCTAATTCAAAATCTCCAGCCTTGCCAATTTTGCCTGTAACAAAAGGGATAGTTCCAGATGTTTCAGTTAGATGATTGTTATTTGAGCTGCTATCATTAAAATTATCATCAAATCTCCATAAACCCTGTGTATTACTTCCTTTTGGTAAATTTAATGGTATTGCCATAATTACACCTTATTCCATTTAATACGAATCCAATCAAATAATGTAGCATCAGCGTCAGAACCACCGTCATCTTTTATTACAAATTTACAATGCCATATTTTACCTGCTACCATTAAACTATTTGCCTGCGGTACTGTGGTTGAGCGGATTGTAACTTTGCCTGCGGTTGCGTCTGAGGCAATTTGATTATAAAGGTCAAAGGCTGCTGCCAGGTCTGGGTTATGCACTTCACCTGTTGCAACTGAAGCCACCCTAATTCCTAAAGAGTGTTTTTTAGAAGCTGCTGCGTTCCGCCAGCAAGTTGTGATTACAATACTTCCACCATCATAATCTGCCGGTATAAGAAATTTAGGGCAGTCAAACCAATGTGTTTTTAAAGCTGATATATGCTGTGCATAACATTTTGCTGCTGTTCCTGCTGTATCAACCAATGTGGCAGATGAGCCATTAATGTTAAATCCTGCTGCCATTACGATTATTTCGTTGGCTTTAATACCAGCAAACCCATCACCTATCGGTATGTTACTAAATGTTTTTACTCCTGCTATGGTTTCAGCTCCAGTCTTTGCTACAAAATTAAATGTTCCTGTTATGCCAAGTGCTGTCTGAGCTGCTCTAAGCTCCGCTACTATCCTTGTCCACATGGTAGCTGTAAATGTCAAAGATAACTGTTTACCTGCGGCATGAATAGCTGCTGTAGTGTTACCATATCCACGAGTACAACCGGTAAAAGAACCAGCAGTTTTGCCAGTATGATAAAATATTTCATCTTCAACAGTTGCCTCGCCTATAGCGTCAAAATTAGTTGTTGAAGCTACGTAAATTGTAGTATCAGAAGCTGAAGCCTCGGAAGACAAAGTTGTAGAAAGATTATTGTACGGAATCCCGAAATAACTTGCCAATTCTATCGAAGTTGGAAATGCCAATTAAATCACCTCTTTAATTTCTTTAGTTTATTTTACAACGGGCTTAATGGGTAATTACTGCCTAAAAAATTCCCAGTCTCTGTATCTTCCCCACTACCCTTAACGATTCTCTCATCTATTTTTCTATCTGCTGCAATCAACTGCGCAATACCCTGTCTGTATTCACGCTCAAAATCTTGAGCAGCACCGCCCATCTCTAAATGCTTAGCTGTTATATACAGCGCCCCTTTAGCAAGTACCCACCTGTAACGAAGCGGAACTATGGGAGTGCTGTTGTCAGCAGACATTTCTGTTACTCTTTTTTTGTAACGGTAGTAAATATTTCTTGCTTGATTTGGAATAGGATAGATGGCAATCTTGATATAATCTGTTGAGTCATATCCTACTATTGAATAAATGGAAGGATAGCCAAATGAGGTTCGCAGAGGATAATACTTGTCCATAAACTCAATATCTTTTTTATCAAGTCTTTGCGGATTATTTTCCTGTCTTACTGCAAGGACGTCCTCAACATCACTAGCAAGGCTGTATTCGTCCTGATAAATCTTATAAGCAAGCCCACTTCCGCTGTCGCCGGCATAGACAGTAGACAGTGTCAGTTCTGTTGTACTTACAAAAGCAGATATTACGTAGGTGGCGTTCCCACAGTAAAACTTTCTTCCAACCATACCTTCTACCCATACCGTGTCCGTACCTGTTATAGTTGCAGAGCCTTCAGTAACTTCGACTGTGCCGGCTGTATATGGTTTTACCGTAATAAAAGATAAATTTCCGTACAGCCATGAGAAGTTATGTGCCTGGCATATCTCCTCCAGGACGTCATTTAAAGCCTGCTTGACTACAGTTTCTACATCGGTGTCAGTTATGCCAATTTTTTCCAGCACCGCTGTTTTAATATTTGCGTAAGTGTCATAAGCCATAATTTAATCCTCAAATTCAATCTTTAATTAATCCTCAAATATAACCGCAACTTCTGGAGTTGTACCTGTGATGGTTGCATAAATATCAGTACTGCATTGAATACCGTTAGTGAACTCGACATAATCAAAA